CGCTGGTTCACTCATGTATGGTAACAACATCATCTCTGGTGCAGTTGTTCCATCTTCCAACGCAATTGGTCTTCACTTCTATCCCATCTGGGAAGCCGCATCGCTTGACGAGTGGCTGTATAACGGTGGTCCTTTCCAACTCGTAGTATTTCACTTCCTGATTGGCATCTATGCCTACATGGGACGTGAGTGGGAACTTTCATACCGTCTCGGTATGCGTCCATGGATCTGTGTAGCATACTCTGCTCCAGTCGCTGCAGCATCTGCTGTATTCCTAGTCTATCCTTTCGGTCAAGGTTCGTTCTCCGATGCAATGCCCCTCGGAATCTCAGGAACATTCAACTACATGTTGGTTTTCCAAGCTGAGCACAATATTCTCATGCATCCCTTCCATATGCTCGGCGTTGCTGGGGTATTTGGTGGCAGTTTGTTTAGTGCTATGCACGGAAGTTTGGTTACTTCTTCACTCGTCCGTGAGACGACTGAAACTGAGTCACAAAACTACGGTTACAAGTTCGGACAAGAAGAAGAAACATACAACATCGTAGCCGCTCATGGTTACTTTGGTCGCTTGATCTTCCAATATGCTTCATTCAACAACTCCCGTTCACTCCACTTCTTCCTGGCAGCATGGCCAGTAGTGGGTATTTGGTTCACTGCACTTGGTGTTAGCACCATGGCATTCAACTTGAACGGTTTCAACTTCAACCAGTCCATCCTTGATGGTCAGGGTCGTGTGTTGAACACATGGGCAGACGTGCTTAACCGCGCTGGTCTTGGCATGGAAGTCATGCACGAGCGTAATGCTCACAACTTCCCACTGGACCTTGCTGCTGCTGAGTCTACACCTGTAGCACTCGTAGCACCATCTGTCGGTTGATCACTCAACCTGTGGTATAATACAGGGGTCTTCGGACCCCTTTTCTTTTCTTCATTATTGTAAAGTTTTATGTCTACTGATCTAATCGAACTGCTTACTTACTATGTGATCGGTGGTGCTTTAATCATCGGACCACCTGCTATCTTCCTCATCATTGCAATGATGGCAGCACTTCAAAATACGAAAGGTCGCATGGTTGGATATAAAGATCATAAAACATATGGTAACTCATCTATCTACGAGAATACCAAAAGTGATCAAACAAAATTCTTCTTGGAACTTAACTAAGGTAAATAAAAAATGACTACAAGCACACTAACAACACCAACGAGGGGGTGGTTCGATGTCCTGGATGACTGGCTTAAACGAGATCGCTTTGTCTTTATTGGCTGGTCTGGAATACTACTTCTTCCTACTGCTTATCTTGCCATTGGCGGTTGGCTTACTGGGACAGCTTTTGTTACGAGCTGGTATACCCACGGTCTCGCTAGTTCCTATCTTGAGGGTGCTAACTTTCTTACGGCAGCTGTCTCGACTCCTGCTGATGCTATGGGTCATTCTCTTCTTCTACTTTGGGGTCCTGAGTCTCAAGGGGACTTTCAACGCTGGTGCCAACTTGGGGGACTCTGGAATTTTGTGGCACTCCACGGAGCCTTTGCTCTCATTGGTTTCATGCTTCGACAGTTTGAACTTGCTCGCCTGATTGGTATCCGTCCTTACAATGCTATTGCGTTCTCTGGTCCTATTGCTGTTTTTGTCAGTGTATTCCTTATCTATCCACTGGGTCAGTCTTCATGGTTCTTTGCACCTAGTTTCGGGGTAGCAGCAATCTTTAGATTCCTGTTGTTCCTTCAGGGTTTCCACAACTGGACACTCAACCCCTTCCATATGATGGGAGTTGCTGGTATACTAGGAGGAGCACTGCTCAGTGCTATCCATGGTGTCACCGTAGAGAATACATTGTATGAAGATGGAGAACAAGCAAACACCTTTAAGGCATTTGATTCCACTCAAGAAGAAGAGACGTATTCGATGGTTACAGCGAATCGTTTTTGGTCGCAAATCTTCGGCGTTGCGTTTAGCAATAAGCGTTGGTTGCACTTCTTTATGTTGTTTGTTCCTGTCATGGGTCTTTGGGTCTCTTCTATTGGGATCATTGGGCTTGCTCTTAATCTTCGTGCTTATGATTTTGTGAGTCAAGAGATCAGAGCAGCAGAAGATCCTGAGTTCGAGACGTTCTATACAAAGAACATCCTATTGAATGAAGGACTACGTGCATGGTTGGCACCTTCTGATCAACCACATGAAAACTTCATCTTCCCCGAAGAAGTATTGCCTAGAGGTAACGCACTGTGAACCAATTTGAAGTCACACTATACTTCATATGCTTCGCTCTCATTGCTGGTGGTGCCTTCGCTATGATGTGGGCTAACATTCAATCTATTAAAGTAGAGATGAATACTCCTAAACCACGTCATCCAGAAGCACCACAAGCAGGTGAAGAGTTGATGTATGTTGATTTCTCTAGAGAAAAACTAGAAGATCTATACAATAAATAAAACAAATCCAAAATTATTATGTCTTGTAATCTTCGCGTTAAAATGTTAGATGCTCTACTTGCTGATGCTGGTGGCAACATTGCCAAAGCAAAAGCAAACGTAGAAGTATATCTACACAATCCTGTAGGTATTGGTGAGCACCCTGATGTGCTTGCTGCTATTCAGGAACAACTAGATATCATTGCTCATGAAGAAGAACGTATCGAAGTTATCGGTAAGCACTTTAGTGATCACGAATAGAGGATGCTGTGGTGCTGGATGTCCAGACTGTCCATTCAGACCACCTCCTAAACCGACCACCACTCCTTGACGGGGGTGGTTTTTTATTGTATAATAGTAATCTACGGACCTATTTCTTATGATCCTTTGGCACAAGAAAATTGAACACCCGCCTGGTTTTGTAGAAAAACTTGAGAAACAAATTGTTTCGCAACATAATTCTGAGAGTTACTTCACTACCTACGTTGATGGTCTTCATAAGAATGATCCTATCCTAGATGAAGAACTTGACAATCATATCAAAGACTTCTATCGTGAGGTAGTTACTGAGATGATGAAAGATGTTGGCATTCATGGTTACCTAGACTATGAAACTAAAGATGGTAACCTTAGAGAATCTTATTGGGTTCAGATGTATAACTCAAAAACAGATTCTCATTTCATTCATGATCACCATGGGTGTGGTTCATTCATATCCTGGGTTCATGTATTAAAAGCATTGCCAACACAGAAGAAAGCATTTTTCTTTACTAACTCTAGAGGACAGAAACTCTATCCCACATATCAATCTACTTCCGAGATGTTTGCATTTCCAAGCTGGGCATTGCATGGAGTAGAACAAGTAACTGATGATGGTGTAAATAGAATCATCATTGCAGGCAATGTATACTTCAAGAAACAAAAATGAACATTAAGATCTACACGAAACCAGGATGCAAGTATTGCACACAAGTTAAAGAACTCATGCAACGTGCTGGGTTTGAATATGAAGAAGTGCATGTCAACACAGACGCTCTTCGAGAAGAATTTTATTCCGCCTATCCTAGTGCAAAAACCTATCCGTATGTTATAATTGATGGGGAACCAGTTGGAGGTTTGGTCGAAACCGCAAAACTATTTGTCGTTAAAGGATTGGTTTCATCTAGATGAGTAATTTTGATGATGAAAGCAAAATAAATAAAGGCATAGAGCTCATGCTCAGGAGAGATAAATCAGCATCAGAAAGACGTGGTGCAGTCATGGAACATAGATTTAACCTCCTGAAGCGTAAATTTCAAATCAAGTTTGAATTTACCTGGGAGGATCCTAGTAACTAAGGAGCAGTCCCTAAGATGCAAACGTCAGTTATTCTTTTTTTCTCAGGTGCCTTCATATTTTTATCAATCATTGTGGGTATCATCGCAGGATGGCACATCAACGATGTTGTTTACAATATGATTGCTAACAAAAATGAGATGACACATCCAGAAATGTATGATGAGAATGGAATCTGGATCAATGAAGAACTATTATCTGTAAAATTCGTCAAGGAGGAAGAAGAAGAGGATGATTATTATTGACATGAATCAGATTATGATTAGTAATCTGATGGCACAGTTGAAAAGTGATCGATTAAATGAGAAACTTGTTAGACATATGGTTCTCAATTCGTTACGCTCTTATGAACAAAAGTATGGAGAGAAGTATGGCGAGATGGTTCTCGCCTATGACTCTAAACAATATTGGAGAAAGCAAGTCTTTCCATACTACAAACAAAATAGAAAGAAAGATCGACAGAGATCTGGTCACGATTGGTCATCAATCTTTGAGGTTTTAAATAAGATCCGAGATGAGATCAAAGAACACTTCCCATACAAAGTAGTAGAAGTTCTTGGCGCAGAGGCAGATGATGTTATCTCTACCCTGTGTAAAAACAAAGGTCCGAAAGAACTAATACTAATCTTATCAGGCGACAAAGACTTCATCCAACTACACAAGTATCCTGGAGTCTATCAATACAATCCTATTGCTAAAAAGAATATGGGTTTTGATGACCCACATTCATTCATTAGAGAACACATCATCAAAGGAGATAAGTCGGATGGTATTCCAAACTTCTTGTCAGCTGATGATTGTTTTGTAAAGGGAGAACGTCAGCGTCCTATTAGTCAGAAGAATCTTGCTAAGTGGGTTGATATGGAACCGTCTAGTTTCTGTATGAATGATACTCAACTTGCAAACTATCATCGCAATCGTCTATTGATTGACTTTGATTATGTCCCCAAAGAAATCGAGCAGCAAATTCTCGATGAGTTTAATTCCCTAAATACTGATGGGAAACAAGTTCCATTGGAATACTTTCAGCAGCATCAATTGAATGATCTGATGCAAGAATATTTCTTTCGTAGTTCAACACCTTTTAAAAAATGAAACTGTTAATTTCTGAAGTGCTCCAAAAAGTGAGCAACGCGAAAACAAAAACGCAGAAGGTCAAACTTCTGCAGCAATACAATACGAATGCTTTGCGTTCTATCTTGATTGCAAACTATGATGAGAGTATCATCTCTATGATCCCTGAAGGTGAGGTTCCCTTCATCCCTAACGATGCTCCTAAAGGCACTGATCACAGCGTCCTGGAGAAAGAATACCGTCGCTTATATCTGTTCTTCAAAGGTGGCAACAGCGGACTGAAGCAGGTGTCGCGTGAGAACCTCTTCATTCAACTGCTAGAGGGTCTGTGTGAGGAGGAAGCACAACTTCTGGTCCTCATCAAGGACAAGGCATTACAGAAGAAATACAAGATCACTCGTGCTTGTGTGGAAGAAGCATTCCCTACTATCAAGTGGGGGAATCGTTCCTAATGGGCAAAGGATGTAAGATTCTTCACCAAGACTGTGACCCAACCCTGGGTCAAGATAGATCTCTTCCCTACAATAGTTTCTTGATTGAATATAGTGTTGAAGGTTTATCTAAGTTTGATATTGCTTCTGGAGCTGGTAAAGTAGATATTTTTGATGACTACTGGGATAAATATCACGGAGATTTTGTTAACATGACTCCTACCGAGGGTCGTGTCAATCCTAAA